GGTAACAACTATAACATAGAGGTAGGCGCCGGTGCAAATGTTACAGTAGAGGTACAGAATGGCGACATCAACCTTATCAGCCAACAAGGCGATGTGAACCTCAAGGCAGGTAAGAACATGAACATAGATGTAGCACAAGCGTTAAACATTAAGGTCGGTGGCGCTATCACAGAGACCTCTGCTAGTAAGACAGAGAGTGCAACAGGGTCTCATCAGATGAACGCAGCCGAACACGACATCAATGGTAATGTAATCAACCTAAACTAAGACCGTATGTCGGAAACTGGCTAAGACCCGTTTGCGTACATAAGGGATCTGTTTAGATATAGGTAACTACCATAGAGAACGGCCGAACAAAAGGAGAATCAAATGATAGCAATATATAAAGGGGAATCAAATGAAGAGCCCCACAGTATACACTATCAGCAAATGGATGTTTAGATTATACATACTATGGTCTATACTTGCTGATATAACAATTATATCTAGTCTCATATACTACTTCTTTTTCTACTAAATAATATTGAGTACTCTCTAAACTGAGCAATACTCGTTTGGAGTTTATTCATATTTTTTTTGGAATATTTTCATTTGGAAAAAAGGAGAATACTATGGCAACTGCTACAATGAAGGACGCCAGAATTACAGCCAGAGTCATGGCTCAACATAGACATCTTGATACACAAATCGAGAATCTAGAACGAAAGAATTTTCACAATCGAGAACTTATCATAGACCTCAAAAAACAAAAATTAAAAATAAAAGATAGACTTGCCTCTATATCATTACGAGAAGATAGGCAAAGTAAGAAGGAACTAGAATGGAGCAAGAGTGTACAGCTCGATTTATTTAATCAACAAGAAGACAACGACTGGTAGGGTCATATTATGTTACATAAGATTAGTGATTTTGTAAAACGTATAAGTGTAATGCATGACGAAGCTCAACGCTTACACAGAATGAAATACGAGTCCCCTAAAGCGGAACAAGAAGACATTGACAATGCGATAGGAAATATTCAAGCATTGGCATTGAGTATTGCAAAAGATAAGTCTGCGTATAGCCGACATTAGGTTTACCATGCGGGTCGGAACGGGGGTTCGGCGAGGGACCCCTACCCATGGAAAAATTCTTAAAAAAATCCTCGTACCCCACGAAGTTTATAAATAGTTATATGAAAACATTTAAACAAGTAGATAGTATAGATTGTCTCTGCGAAGAAACTTATAAAGACTTAGAGATTACTGAAGCAGAGTATCAAGGTAAGAAGGTGAAACTGAATGACCCGATACGAGGTGGTAGTAAGAAGTTCTATGTTTATGTAAAGAATCCTAAAGGTAACATCATCAAAGTTTCTTTTGGTGATACAACAGGGCTATCCATTAAACGAGACGACCCTGCTCGTAGAAAATCATTTCGTGCAAGACATAATTGTGATACAGCAAAAGATAAGACAAGTGCAAGATACTGGTCATGTTATCAATGGCGAGCAAACGCACCTGTCAATAACTAAAAAGGAAAGAAGGAAATGAAATTTATAGAAGTCTTGAAACATAATTTTGTTTTAGTGCCAGTTGTGGCATCTGTTATTTTTGGTACCTTTACTGGTATTAAGTATATTGTAGATGTGTCTAATACAATTCACACAAGTGAAGTTGAAGTTCAATCTCTTTTAAAAGAATTAAAAGAAACTCAAGCAAAATATGATGATAAGATAGATACTCTTAAAATGTCTATAAATTCGAATAATAATCAAACTAGCATGAACATTGCAGATGTAAAAGCACAAGTAGCCAAATTAGAAGCATCAATGCGAATGGGCGAAGACTTATATAGAGTATTAGCAGACCAAGTCAGAGAACAATCGTATGACATCAAAGACCTCAATCGATAAACGAAAGTACAGATACTCTTCCATCACATACTTCCTATGTGCTGGGTTAATGTTAGCTATACTTTGGAGTAAAAATGCACACGCAAGAAATGATTATCTTCAAGGAAGTTTTCAACAATGTAACAAAGGTAATTTTTCTGTAGAATCTTCTTATGACGAAAGAGATAACTCATATTCAAATAGATATCCTAATAGTGTAGGTAGTAATAACAACCATTATGGTGATGGCTCATCTCAAAGAATAGGTGTTAGGTGGACTTGGTATCTAGGAAGTAACTGTACTGATTATACTCAAAGTTTAATACAAGAGAATATGGAATTAGCTCAACAGTTAGAGTTAATTAAGATGTGTAAAAGATATAACAACAAAAAGTTACCACCTCAATTTGCAACATTAGCTAGAAAATGTGAGGGTGTTAATGGCGAAGAAATGATTGACGATAGGCCACCTGAAGGTAAAAGTTACTATGATGAGCTTATGGAAGATATTATTGCAAATCCAAATAAAGTTCCTGCTAAAGAAAAGTATTATAATAAAACTGACGAATCTTTAAGATTAAATATCAAAGGCGATAAAAATTTAGAGTTAGGTAAGAAGTTAGTGATTCCAGACTTTGAAATACCTGTCAAAGAATAATTCTTCTTTCCCCCTACTTTTATAGGGGTACTATGATATCAAGACAGTTCTAAAAACCGCTTAGCGGGCGGCTATGAGATTCATTTTTTCTTCGATTCTCTAAATATTGGTTCTTATAAGTACTCATGTACATTCTTTGAGAAACCTACCTAAGCTAGCTCCTAAAAGATAGAGTAAGTATTCCACCATACAGTTATAACAAAAATAGTAGGAGATACAGGTAATACTATAAGCAAACCTAAAAGCGTAGCTAATCTTTTACGCCAATTTGTTGTTATTTTATTAAGTATTTTTAACAGCAAAAGTATTCCTTGTTAATTTATTAAGTATTTTTAACAACAAAATATTCCTTTATGCAAATCGTCTTTCAATTTCTTTAAGATATCTTGCTTTCACTTTATTCTTTGCTGTTTTTCCTATTGCTTCTTCTAGTTTAACTTTAGACCAACCTTTGATACGTGGTTTTTCATTACAAGTAAGATTTGGATTTGCTTTACGTTTTCCTGGGTGTATCCTTGCTACCATGCTATTCTCCTTTAATTGGTGGAAGAGGTAGGATTCGAACCTACTAGTCCAGAGGAAATGGATTTACAGTCCATCGTAACCCGCCATCGTTACCGCTCTTCCTATTATTTTTATGATTACGCTTTCCAAACTCTAACACCTTTGGTGCCATCTTCTATACATATTCTACTTATAGTTTTAAATAGAGGAGTAGCAGGTCTACTTTTAGGGTTTGCAAGTTGAGATTCAGGTACAAAAAAACTTTGACCTGATTCTAATTGGTGCCATGGATATTTGCCAGTTCCAGTACCGTACTTAGAATCTGGTATTGTTACATTATTATCAATTGAGAACATAATATTTCCTTTTTTAAGTTATTGAGATATTATTATAACACGAAAAGAATTATGTGTCAAGCACGCATATGTATTTAAATAACATATATGTGTTATGTGTATAGTTACTCATTACTTATCTCCCTAACACAAGTTCTACCACGCCAATCAGCATAGTGTACATCTGCATAAGTGAATGCTTCCTGGCATGAGTTGAACGAACCAGCATAGACATTTCCTGATGGCATACCACTTAAACTTACTAGCAAAATAAACTCTATCATAATATATTATACCTAATTATTTAATTTAAAAAATCCAATCTTGTAACCAAGGATTGTTTATAATCCAACCTAAGATGTATAACATCAAGGCTGTAGTTGCATACAAAATCCCTTTTGATAACATTGATATCATATTCAACTCGCTAATAGACTACAAGAAGGAGCAGATTTAAACTTGTTTATGTTACTGATAAGTGTATCACGATTCATTACACTTGGCAATGGATACTTACCAAATACTTTAGCATACTGATAACAATATTCTTCTTGCAATGTTTCTAATGCATATTCTTCTAATGCTACAGTTTGATACCATTGTTCATATTCCATAATAATCTCCTATTATTTTTTTAATAAATCGTCTAGTATTACACTTTTAAACTTGTTTGTTTCTAGATTAATCTCTCCACCATATTTTTCAGATGTTTCAGACTTTAATTTAGGCTCATCTAAAGATTTATAGTGGTCTTGCGATAATTGTATAATTGCATAATGTACAACTTTCATCAAGTCATCCTTATTACGACCTTCTTTCTTGCCATACCTTTGAGCATACTTTAGAATATTGCCCATACAGAAACCTGTACCATGACCTTGGTCAATGATAATTTCAGTTGCCTGATAATTTTTAGTTTGAGCGTAATGTGATTCATAAGTCTTATTCACATAATCCATTATATCATTTACAATTACATTTTCACTAAACTTGTATTGTATTGTCATCTTGACGTCCTTTCTTCATATTTGCTTTTATTATAAGTTTTTGAGTTTTGGTTAATTTAGGGTCAATAAATCCTTTAACCTTTCTTTTTATTCTAGCTGAGTCTACACCAAGTATAGCACAATAGTTAATAAACGCCCAATGGTCTTCACTTTCTTCATTAAGAATCCAGTCGATTGCATCGGCCTTGTGTTTTAAATACCTGGGTCTCTTTCCCATGTACATAG